CGTGCCTTTAAAAAATAAGCACACCACAAATAAATGAAATTTGAGATAAAAATTCTGCCACAGATCTAAACATCTGTGACTTAAAAAGTCTCAAAATTATTAAATTTGTGGTTCGACAACATCTTAGCTAAAAATAAGATGTTCGCGTATCTCCTCGCGATAAAGTCAGTGTATTGTATATAGTTCAGTAAGTAATAATCAAAAGTAAATACATTATTATAAAACAGGGTCAGCAGGTGGATTAGCATACACATAAAATACTGGAGCACCTATAAACCCAAAGAATGAAAAATCGTCTCCTGCTGCAACATGAACAACATTACGATTATGAGCGCGACCCGATCCAATTGATGTAATGGAAAAAGCATCTCCGCCTGGAAACCCGTTCGCATCACCATTAGTGAGAAGGGCAGTATATGGTCGCATTGGTGAAAATCGATATCGTGATGCATAAGGAATTTCCACTTCTAATGCATTCATAGTAGAGTTAGTTGTTAAAGCTGCTCCTCCCATACCTTGGACACTCTGACCACTCTCAAGTGGAAACCTAGCAAAATTACTAATACCTAGATTTGTATCCAAATTAAGAAAGAAGTCAGCCCTGTTGCCCAAAGCTAAGACTCTAGCAGACTCAAAAGACAAACGTTGTGCATGTTGATAGCTTGTACTCCCATCTACATTTACAAACTTCCATCTAGTAGATCCTCTCCATCCGGCAAAACATCTTCTGAAATATGTCATGTAAGTCATCCCTACATAATTATAGTCTGTGCCCAAAGATGTTTTATCGGCTCCATCTGGGTCATATCCTGGAGCTAATGGCATAGCATAGTAAATATATTGTTGATAGTTATGAATAAATGTCTCAGTGGTGGTCACCCAACGATATTGTCCATATCTTTTCAGTAATTGTCGAATTGAAGTCATAGCTTCTCCATAATACATTAAAGGCTTCTGATCTGTATGTGTATCTGTTGTATCTATAAGTTTAATGTAATCGGGATCTCTATCTGGTCTATTTTCCATGGGGGGTATCATCTCTACTGATGACTGTGGCTGAATATCAAACATAGAAAAATCACAAACTGTTGGACCATTTCCAGCTAGGGGTGTGAATTCCTTATAGCGACTTGCTCCAAAACCAGTAGGATTGGCCAAACGGAAGTCATCACCTGCTGATACTGAAACCATGATATTTATTGGCAGAGTTGCATCAGGGGTCACCAATTCATTAACTACTCTAATGAAAAACATTCCATTGGTGTGATCATTGTAAGAGGAAACACCTGGGGAAATGTACGCACCAACTTCCCACATAGTTGTTTTAGTAAGCTCTACATTTTGATATGCTACTGATTGTTGCCACGGTATTTCTATCGTAAAGTCCCTAGCTTCAGATAAATCCATAACTGTGTTGAAAGTAGTATTGAACGGATCTCCAGTTAAATCTCCTGCAGGATCATAACATAAAGCTATTCTTCCTCTATGAAATTGAGTCCCTATAATTTGGAATCTAAATCTAAGACTACCAGTCCATTGTCCAAAACATCTGCTAATATATGATAATGATGTGGGTGTAATTCGTGTACCATTAGCAAGAGTAGTACGTAATTCCAACATAGGGGAAACATCGCAACGGAAAAGTGTGGCCCCAATTGCACCAAGAGTGGTCCACGGGAAAGAGGTGACATATGATTCCCTTTCACAAAAACTCTTGATGCTAAGCTCATCAACTGGTGGAAGCCCAACGGTCCTAGGATCAACGCATAGTTCCTGTTTACTCGTTGCTGTTAATTTCTGAGAGGTATCTACTGAATCGACTAAAGCCAGACTAGATACAGGAAAATTTCTCATAGGCATAATATCATGAATTTGAGCTGGTCTACTATATCCAAATAATGAAGCTATACTTCCTATAGCTCCAGCCCCAATTTGTGTAGCCATTGCAAAGGGAGCTAAATAGGGTACCATTGTTAATTTACCAGCAGCACTTGCAACTTGGGAAGCTATTTTAGATACAGGACCTTTACCTTCATACTCATCTTCTGTTTGTGGTTGGATATCAAACATGTCGAATGATGCCAAAGAGTGTCCAGAATGAGCATAAGCCCAAGTAGTTGGAGCAGCTAATTTAACATTTTCCATATGAGCAAACACAGAAATAGTTACAGTGTCAGTACCACCATTCAATTGTGTTAAGGGTAAAAATGATTGGATATTGACTTCACCAATATCATTTGGAGCAAACTTTCCTGTTTGTATATCTATAAATTGTTCTGGGCTAAAAAAGGGTAAACACAAACATCCACTTTTATTGGTGGAAGCATTGAGGAAAATATGTGGTCGCTGAGAATGTGTAATCAAAGAAGAATTAATGTCTGCTGGAAAGTCATTTTCTGATGACATATAGCAATAAGAGGTTAACAGCATTCCAGCATGAAAAGGAGTCCCATTTACATAAAAAGTAAGAACTAAATCTCCCTTAACCAACTTATAATTATGAATTTTCCTTAAAACCGCTGGATTAACCAAAAATAATGTCCATGGTTTAAAACTAAAATCAATATTTGTTCCAACTCCCCACGAGAAATTTTGAACTTGTATTTTCCTACTTAAAAAAGTGGCAATATCAGCGTCAGATGCCACACCATCGTGAACCACCATTGGTTCTTGATCCATAGGAACCATCATAGTATTCATATCTTCTGAGGCTTGTATGCTTGTTGTAGTTTTTCCTTCGGGCATAGAGTCCGACTGAGGTTGAACATCAAAAGTTTTACATAGGTTATAGTAATCACATGGGGTTAATACTAATTTTACATCATGTTTAGGAAAATTATCTAACGGTTCAGTTTTAATTCGTTTACATTTTGAAGAATAATCTACTATAGGTTTATGTACGTATTGTTCTACTACTCTATCTATATTTTTATTTTTGTCTGAGTAAGGGCTCAGATCCGAATTTTGATGTAGGTCATCACCCAAAATTAAGTTATCCATATTGTGTTAGGGTTTTAATTATAATAGCACGATTATTTCATAAGATAGAGAAGTTGGTGACTGCGACTCTAAATTCATATTGTTTCTTGCATATGATACGGAGTATAATACACATACTAAAGTAAAGAAGGGTTAATTGAACCGTAAAACGCCAACCTCCCTCTACATACACTTTAATACATATACATAAAATACTATTAAGCCTTTAAAAGGCCAAATCATCACTCATTAATATATTATATTTTTCAGTGATCTCGTCTTCTTTATTGTCTAGCCTATTCCACATCCAGGCATAAGTAATGGCATAATCATATTTATGTTGTTTAATAAAAAAGCGTGTAACCTCTGGGTAACGTGATAGAATATCATCCATAATTCCAACAAAATGATCAAACTTCAGTTTACCATGCAAGGCCATCTCTCTACGTGCAGAGAGATACGCTTCTGAGAGCCTTTCCTCTGAGCTTATATTGTCCCCTTGAACTTCCATACATAACATACGGAATATAGAATCCATATCCAAGGGAGCAATGATATCTCCCTCATTGCTTAAAACAAATTTCCGTTTTAAAAAGGAGATGTTTTGTACACTTAAGAAGGGAATACTTTTAGAATCCTTATCAGCCATAGTATAAACAACACCACGTTTATGTAAAGCTGATGAAATAGAGGTATGGTTATACGTATCCAGTTTGCTTCCTAAGATGTTGTCATCACCATACGTCATTAAATGAACGTTATCTCGAAATGTTGATATAGGAAAGTTAAGATCATGATAGGCAATGCGCATATATAGGCTATTGACTATAGAATTTATAATAACGGTGAGAGGGTGTCCAGAGGAGTTGCCTCCAAAAAATTGAAAAATATCACCATTTAAATTAGTAACAGGGAACATAACATCAGTTCTTATCCCTATGGCTATCTTCCTATTTACTATACTTAGCTCATCTTTACTCTCCCTAATGCTGTCTAATACAGTAAAAGCAACAGATATTGCGTTAGCAGGCATACCTTTATCATAACTACTATAGTCACCTGCAACCATGCGATTGTCCCCATAGTAACATATAAAATCCTTTATTAATTTCCAATCCAAAGAACATGTATTCATAGTAACAGCACACTCCGATAACAAATTATTGGTCATCAAAATCACAGAGGACCGCAAATAGTGTTCACGAACGAGAAGAGAAAAAGCAACATCACATGCCGTAAAGACACGTGTTTTACCAATGTCGCGTTTCTTTTGAGTTATTGGTTCATCTTTAAGAGCTCCATTAAATAATACACTTGCTCTATTTCCTAAACAATAATTATCTACTATTTCTTTCTTCTTGTCACTCACTAATTGATTCATGTAATAATTTCCAGGTTCACCATCAAAATATAAACGTTTCTGACCAGGAAATAAGAAACCCCCTGATGTTGACATGGGAATAGCATTGACATATGAATCACCGGGTATGCCATTAATACTTTCGTGCTCTGTTAAATTGCTAACATCTAATTCTTCTTTACGTACTATATCAATAAGAGGCGCAACATACTCCTTAGCGGATTCTAATAGGAGCATATCAGGGAACAAACAACTAATGGTGCTCTGTTTAGTGGCAGCTATAGTAAAAGGGTTAATCCAAGTATTTGAAATGGGATCATGTTTTGCAGACATTAATGGAGCTACATATTGATTACTGTGTTCAAACTCTTTACACACTTCAGAACAGATTATTGTTTCCTTTACTTTACTTTTCATAGATGATCTTCCAGGGAATGAACCGAGGGATAAAGAACGACCCTCTGATATCCAATAAGGAATACTTCGTTCAGGAGTAGGTCCCATCTTTCCACTTTTAGTATTTCCTCTTTTAAAATAATCCAATGTTCCGCTATTAGCTATTGCAATATGAGGCTTACACTTTTTAAAAATTTCCTTACTTAACAAGCACCCGTATACTCTTCCATTTGAAGGCACTCCTGCACAGTGCATCGCGCTGATAAAGAAACCTTTATAACTATCACAAATCCATAAGGATCCACAATCTCCTTTTACGGAACTCTTACCAACTAAAATTCCTGACATAAAAGTGCCTCGTATTATTTTATCATCATTTCTATAACCTATTTTTATAGGTTCTATTGTGGTTCCAACTCGCTCCAATATCTCACCATTGGAATCTATACTTATCATACGCATTGGGCGCCCAGCATTATCTATAGTATCTGGTAGAAAATTCCACAAAGATTTGCGGGGAATAATACTAGCTGTGGAAAATACTACTATGTCATTAGGTAAACGATCTAATTGGTCCTCTTGTAAGATAAAGCAAACTTCATTTTTACAATTTCCTATAGTGCGACCAATGCGCGCAACGCATTGCCACTCCGCGCCATACTGAAATAAATGTCCAATAGTAACATACCTGCCATCCCCAATAGCAAAAGCTCTAGCTAAAGATTTGCGCCCATCTTTATCACGAACATTTAATACAAACATAGAACTATTTATAGATGATATTAATGCTTTAAGATTATCTGATTGACTAGTACGGGGGATTCTAAAAATATCATTTGCTTTAGTATTATTCCAAATGTTAGTCTGAGCTTGTATAAACTCTTCATTCGTGTCATCACCAGATACTACTTTCTTCTTGGTAGATGAGCTAATCATTTTTATTAATCCCGTAATAGTCTTCATAAGTACAAAACCTCCACAATATGCTAACGCACACTGTATTAAAAGAAGACGCACGTTAACCTCACGAGGTATACGGCGACGTAAGAATGCTTGCACTGTAGAAGTCGCATTTCCATAAGACAAAAAACGATACTGTAAGAAAAAGTTTATAATATAGGAATAGAAATTGACTGGAAAACAAAGCAGTGTTAAATAAAACACACCCGAAAAAACATATATCCACAGACGGTTAAAACGATCCCAGAAAGATCTTCTGTAATTGTAAATACAACTGGAAACCATCATTGTGAAAAAATAAGTGGCTACTGGTGGTGTGTAATACGAAACTATTGCAAGTGATTGAGCTTGAATATCAGGTCTGGGTGGCAAATCTGGAGGTACATCCGGATGACATTTACTACAGTGAAAATTAGTGGCAACATCATGAGGACAAAGTTGTGTTTGTGCTATCTTATATATGCTATCCATCATGTTAGATGATGACAATTCATGGATCCTCATTTGTTCTGTGAGAAATATACATAAATCTTCTCCAGTGCATTGATTTTTGCCATCTGTCTTATATGGAATGTAAGAAACAGAAACTGAATTATCTCTCCCTATAGATAATTTAACTTTTTCTATCTCATAATACCAAGCATCTTCAATCATCACACATGAAGGTTTTAACATACCCGTGTTATCATCTTGATATTCTGGCTTAATACATACTTTTATAACATGAGGTAATCTACGCAAAACTGCAGCTGGACAAGCTACTCCAAAGTGAGCATTCAAATCTTTTACGTTAGTTGTGCCAATTATCAGTTTGGGACATAATGGAATAACTCCTTTATCTTCTATTGCGGCCTGTATAGTAGCTCCCTGAACAGTATTACATGCAGTTATAATCTCTTTCAAAGAACCCGCTTCTCCTCGAGAGACATGACCGGGATGTTCTCTGGCAATATCATCCATAATAACACACCAATGTTTCGCTCCTTTATATCCACTCCAATATTCGTCGTCTATGTTGCGTGTATACATATTTTGATTCGGATCCCATAAAAGATCAGGATTAATGGGTGTCTCACCTTTGGTAGTAAATTTATGATATAAATTAGCAATCATATGAGTGATAGTAGTTTTGCCTTGACCAGGAGCACCATGTAAGAGCACTGTAAAGGGTGCTTTGCGGAAAGCATTAATATTGTTCTTTTGTATGTATCTGCTCATATCTGCGCTAACCTTAGTAAAAAAGGGTAAAATCAGATGACGATTTTCCCCTTTGAGTAAAACTTGTCCATCATAAACTAAGTCTCGATATTCTTGAATGACTTTGTCGTGATCAATATAAGGTGTAACAGGATCTTCAGCACGAGCAGAATTCATAGCTGTAACTCTAGCTATCCAAGTTCTGCTTTGACGATCACTAACAAGCAGAGGTTGCAGGGAACGATCTGTAAAGCACTCATAACCAACCTCAGTTAAAGTAGTGATAAGATCAAATATAGAGTATAACATGTCATTCATACCGTTAAAGGATTTAGTTTTGGTTAGATTACTATCGGCAAAAAGCTTATAATTGCCGATAGAAAAATCAAGATCTAGTTGTTTTACAAAGCCTGCAGTAACTAGTCCAAAAATAACTTTTTGTGATTTTATTAATAATTCACTTTCACTAAGTGATTTCCAATTATTTAATATAGCTCTCATTGGTAAAGATTGAGCTTCTGGAACATCGAGTAAATCATCATCATCATATTCAATAAACTCTAAATTAACATATTGTTTATCTAATATGATGTCCATAACTTGAACCAAATCGGAAGTACTATAATACTTTAAAAGAAATGATGTAGAAGCCATAAGCCAAGCTTTTGGAGTCCTGTTATCACAAACAGAATCAAAAAAGATATAAGCGCCCAAGCAAAGATCAACTATTGGAGCATATGGTTCATAAGTGTTTGACAAGGATTGTGGTTCTATATTAGGATGGAATTTATATTCATTATTATTCAATTTTTTATATTTTTTAAATTCATTTTTTATATGTTCAAGATCATCAATATATTTGAGAGGCGTTGATATACAACAATTTTTGTTTTGGAAAAAATAGCTAAAGTAATGCACTAAAAGTGCACTATAATGGTGAATCATTATCACAATCATCACGAGGTAGTCCCCGAGCCGATTAAAATTATCCATAATTCTATCAGCCACAATGGCGTGTACAATGCCTAAAAATTTTTGCACATAAGGTCTTTATATGTGCTCAGGTCTTTATACTCTATCCGAGAGGTATAATTTAGTGTAATTATAAAACAGATCTTTACCAATTATAACATAGCATATGAAAATACAGCAAATCGTTGGATGCGTATTACATATGTTGAATCCATTGGAAGGAGAGGTGGGGTATCTCCGTTCAGACATCAGGTCAAATTAGATGTCGTCATATATTTAGTAATTTAAAGGAAAATTACAAGGTGCCATTTGCATCCTTCTATGTTAGAGTAACTAATGTAAAAGGGGTTTTTCAAGCCGAAGCTTGAGAATATGATTTATTATGACGTGGGCAAAGTCAAAAATCATATTCAGGTAATAGCGCCCTAGTGGTGTTTTCTTATTTTAAAAAACATTACAATATAAGATATAAGACAAAAATAGTTTAAAACAAAACAAAAGTTTCGCTAAAAAATAAATTTATGATATACAAATACTATAATATTTTAAATTTAATCATCAAAGACAATTAAACAATAAGACACACAAAAAGTGTGCCACCTAAGAAATTATAAGACGCTGCAAAAGCAGCAAGAAAGTTTCTAGTGAAGACTGGAGGGATGAAAATCCCTCCA